CTGAAGACAACGCTTATATCGTTATTCCATTGCAAGTCGATAGAGAAGCCTCCTACGTTACCCCGAAGGTGTTTCAAAGCCTAGAAGATAAGATCGGAGTGTTTACCCTGGCACCAGAAGATAGAATCGTAAAAGGTGAAATTCTCCTGGAGATTACCGGGCGAATATCTGACCTGGACAAAGCTTATGAGGCTTATAAAATCACAGGAGTGGATACAAGGGATTACGGTAGCAGACATCTGCAGCACTGGGCGGTGACGGCAAAATGATAAGCTTTAACGTTAGGATAGAAAACTTTTTTCATGAATTGTGGCTTGAGAAACGTGGCCTACAGCCTATGGGAAGAGTACAGAAGTACATTGACTCAGAAGTCATGAGAAAAGTAGAACCTTATACTCCGATGCTTTCTGGAACGCTGAAAGACTCCCCTCTCCTGCAGACAAAGATTGGATCCGGTTTAATACACCAGAAACAGCCTTATGCCAAACGCCAGTACTATGAAAACAAAGGCAAGGGGCTACGTGGAAAGCTGTGGTTTGAGCGCATGAAGACTGATCATAAAGACGATATACTAGCAGGTGCTAAAAAAGTATCAAGACAAGAAGGAGGCGTGTAAGACGTGAGAACACCTATCATTACCACACTAAGAGCTTACATGCTTGCATGTCCCCTTTTAGAAGACTTGAAAAAGCTCAACGTTGATTACTTGGGAACTGGGGATCCTGGAGAATACAGTATAGACACTGTACCTGCGGATCCTATTGTGAAGCGTTACGCTGACGGTGGAGCTGTAAAGCAATACCTTTTTGTATTTGCCTCCAAGGAATTTTACGGATCAGATCCACTTGAGCAACTGGACAGATTGGGCTTCTATGAAAACCTGCAAGAATGGTTTGAGCAAATGACCGAATCCGGAACCCTTCCTGTATTGGATGGTGGTCGTACATCAATATCTCTAGAAACTCTCACATCTGGCTATATATTTGATTCTTCGGAAACGAATAAAGCACGATACCAGATACAAGCACGATTAAAATATTTAGAATATTAAGGAGTGATTATACATGTCAGGATTAGTAAAAAGATCTCAAAAAGTTTCATTTGTTGAAACCGTACCAGCTGGCACACTTGCCAGGATGAAAGGATTCACATCACTAGCAGGCGCGAAGAATCCAAAGGAGTACACAAGGCAGTACGTAGACATGCCTGGAGAAGATACCGACGTTGTTGGTTATTCCCCTTCAGTTGAGTTTGCGCTTGACCAGATTGCAGCAGATGCCTCACAGAAACCTTTCATCGATATTATCGACGGAGAGCTTGTCGGTGACGCTGCTAAAGTTAACATCATCACTGTAGACATGTCCACAGTAGCACCTTTCAAAGCCATTAAGAGACAGTATGTAGTTGTTGCTGGATCAGAAGGCGATTCCATGGATGCTTACACTTATGCAGGCACACTCAAAGCAGTAGCCGGCACAAGAGAAGAAGGCACAGCAACATCTACGGATGAGTTTGTGACCAATGCCACATTTGTCGTTACACCGTAATAATAAATCTTAGGAGGATTAAATCCCATGATAAACAATACTGGATTTCAATTTAAATCGAGAGAACTTAAGCTGCTTATTGCAGATAAGGAGTTCACAATAGATCTATCCCAGGAAGGAGCAATTGATGCTCTTCTTGAAGTTGGATCTGAAGCTGTCGCTAAAGCTGCAGAGCTTAAGAAAGTTCCAATCACAGGCACTCAAGAAGAAAAGGCCAGGAAGTCACTTGACGTGATAAACCAGGCTGCAATCTTTACCTTTGAGGCTATCGACAAGATGCTGGGCGAAGGTGCTACAGAACTAATCTTCGAAGGCCGTAAGAAAGATTACTTTGATGCCCTGGACGTCCTTGGTTATGTCCTTGGCCAGGTCAAGGAAGCTAATGCAGCAAGAATCACGGAGAGAACTTCCAATTACACAAATAGGGCTCAAAAAAGAGCGGCAACAAAGGGCAAGAAAGCATGAGCCTAATCATTGATAGTATCCCGGAATCCGTTGAGGTGGGTGGAAAGAATCTACCCATCAACACTGATTTCAGGACTTCAATTCTCTTCGAATTGTTAATGCAGGATAAGACTATAGAATCTGAAGACAAGTTTGAAACTACCCTTCAGCTGTACTACCCGGTAGAAATACTAAAAGAAAATAAGGCTGAAGCGATAACTAAAGCACTTTGGTTTTATGCTGGTGGCACTGATGCGCAAGAACCCACTGTAGGTGGCAAAGGATCATCATCGCATGATCGTCGATACTCCTATGAGGCAGATGATATTTATATCTATGCTGCTTTCCTGGATCAGTTTGGAATCGACCTACAGGATGAAGATTTGCACTGGTGGAAGTTTAGAGCTTTGTTTCGTAGCCTTAAAGATGATTGCAAAATGAGTAAGATCCTGAGTTATAGGTCAATGCCTATCAACAGCAACATGGCCAAGGCAGAGCAGAAATTCTACAGTGAAATGAAGAGATTATACGCTTTACCTGATGACAGAACTGAAGAGGAAAAAGAAAATGATTTTGCTGAAATGCTTAGCTTGTAAGGAGTCAGATGGCGGACAATAAAAAAGACTGGTACATCTGTCCTCACTGTGGCAAGAAAATCCTGCTCTATGAGTTAGGCGCCAAAAGTGAAAAGGTGTATATCAAATGCAAAAACTGTAAACGCGAGATTGAAATAAAGCTCGCATAAGGATGAGAGCCATTGAGCCAGTATCCTCACAACCTATAAAGGCAGGTGAGATATATGGCAGCAGATGGCTCTTTAATTTTCGATACTAACCTTGACGATTCTGGAGTGCGGAAAGGTTTAAATAAACTTGGAAACATAGGCTCGACCGCGCTTAAAGGAATAGGCATTGCTACTGCAGCAGTAGTTGCCGGAGTTGTTGCACTTGGTATCTCTGCCATCAAAGTAGGATCAGAATTCTCTGCTCAGATGTCAAGGGTGCAAGCTATTTCGGGTGCCACAGCAGAGGAACTTAAAAAGATAAATAAATTAGCTATAGATTTAGGCGCTAGTACATCCTTCTCCGCTTCAGAAGCGGCGGCAGGTATGGAGAATCTGGCATCTGCAGGTTTTAGTGTTAATGAGATTATGGATGCCATGCCTGGACTTTTGGACCTAGCAGCGGTATCCGGTGGAGATGTTGCAGGAGCGGCAGAAGTTGCAGCAAGTGCGCTGAATGCATTTGGACTTGAAGCTTCGGAAGCTGGCCATGTAGCGGATGTATTTGCTCAGGCTGCAGCATCAACAAACGCCGAAGCTTTAGACATGGGTGAGGCCATGAAATACGTGGCGCCAGTAGCAAAAGCTATGGGATTATCCCTGGAAGAAACTGCAGCAGCTATCGGTATTATGTCCGATGCAGGTATCAAAGGTGGTCAGGCAGGTACAGCCTTAAGGGGCGCGTTATCTAGGCTGGCAAAACCTACTAAAGCAATGTCCGAAACCATGAAACAATTAGGCTTGGATTTTTACGACACTGAAGGCAAAATGCTTCCTTTGTCCGATCAGGTGGCTATGCTTAAGGGCAAAATGGAAGGGCTTACACAGGAACAACAGAATAATGCCCTTGTTACCCTTTACGGTCAAGAATCCTTATCAGGAATGCTTGCCCTTATCGATGCAGGACCTGAGAAATTAGATGCCTTAACAGACAGTCTCGTTAACTCTGATGGTGCTGCAGCGACTATGGCGGGCACTATGACAAATAACCTCCAGGGTGCGCTAGATGGTTTGTCAGGTGCCTTTGAAACCTTCCAGATCACTTTATTTCAGAGTGGTGAAACACCGTTGAAGTCCCTGGCAGAAAAAGGCACTGAATACATCAATCAGCTTACCACTGCTTTTCAAGAAGGCGGATTTGAGGGGCTAGTTGAAGAGTTCGGAAATGTAATTTCTGACATAATTCTAAATATCATCGACTCGATACCTCAAATGGTTACTGCGGCTCAAGGATTCATCGGTTCACTGTTACTAACCCTAGTATCAAAGCTTCCTGAGTTTATTACGATGGGTCTGAACCTCGTCATGAATCTTGTTTCTGGAATTGTCGCGGCACTACCGCAGATGCTGGATTCTGGATTTAAGGCTTTACAATCTCTAATCGATGGGATCATCACATATTTACCACAATTGATCACCATGGCCATGACAATGATCCAGACCTTAGCGCAAGGACTTATGGATAACTTACCTGCGATTATACAGGGTGGTGTCCAGATACTTGTAGGACTATTAGAAGGTATTGCGGATATGTTGCCAGAGCTAATCACGATGGCCATAGACATGATCATCCTCATCGCGGATAACCTGATCGACAACATCGATGTAATCATTGATGCAGGTATAGAGATCATTTTTGCGCTCATCGATGGGCTCATCGAAAATTTGCCGAAACTGATCGCGGAAGTTCCACGAATCATAAACAAATTTGCTGATGCTATTTACTCTCTCCTTCCTAAGATTTTATCTGCAGGCATTAAACTGCTTGGAGAATTAGGAAAAGGCATTGTGCAAGCAATCCCTACCTTACTCGCTAATCTACCACAGATCATAATGGCCATCATTAATGTATTTACCCTGGCTAATATGTTTAGCGCCGGCAAAGGCCTAATAACGCGTGTTGGAGAGGGCATCAAGAACGCTGGTGGTAGTGCAGTAACATACATCAAGGGCGTGGCCAAGAACATCTTAGACGGAATCATAAACTCCTTCTCTGGTGCTGGAAGCATCGGAAAGAACCTAGTCCAGGGTATCTGGAACGGTATAGGAAATGCCAAGCAATGGATCCTTGACAAAATAGCGGGCTTCGGTGCATCAATCATCGGCGGATTAAAAT